GGTCAGCATCGATCCTGACCCTTAATTATGTAACTGTTCCTGGTATTCCTCAGAAAAATATCGATCCGACTTTCATAGCCAGCGTTTTTACGGGGACGTTAGCTACTTTTGGGGTCATGCCTGCTAAAAAGAAGGATGAAGAAAAACCTAAAGAGGAAAAGAAAGATGCAAAAATTGATTAATGTTGTGGCACTTCTATCTGGACTGGTATCTCTATCAGTTGTAGGTGGGGGTGCCTATCTTTATATGAATAAAGATACTCTAGTAGAAGATGCTAGAGCAAAAGTAACTAAAGCAGTTACTGAAGCAGTGACAGATGCACTCCCTGGTATGATGGACAGTGCTATGCCTGCCTTACCTAAGACTACAGGTCCCGCATTGCCATTTTAACCATGAACAAAAAGATTAAGATTGCTGCCATCTCACTTGGCAGCATAGTTGCTGTAGCACATATCGGATTACTGGGTTATGTATTGAGACCGCAACAGCGGGTTCAACAACCACCTGCTTTTAATATTCCCAATGGTCCTTACTCTTCTTATAAAATTAAGGCAGGTAAGGATGGTTATGAGATTGAATTTCGTGCAGATGATCCGAAAATCCTAGAGTCAACTAGATCTCTTGATCTTGATAAAGAAAAAAGAGGATGGTTTGGTGGTGGTAGAGAACAACGTACAGAGTATCGTAGCGATCAGTACACCAGAAATGGTACTAGAAATTTGGGAGGTGATATTGGAGAGTTGGGAAAGACAGGAGGTGCCAGCGCAGAGTGTATCGCGGCGGACGCTGGAGCACGATCACAAGGTGCGATGGCAGGAACTAGCATAGCTGCTGGTGTTGCTGTTCCAGCGGTCGCTAGCATCCCCTACGTGGGTTGGTTAGCGGGTGGTTGGATGTTGCTGCTAGGACAGAAAGCAGGTTCCGAATTAGGTTCACAAGTTGGTAGTGTATTTAATGATTGCTAATGGATATTCCTATTATTAGTGGTGTTAGTATCGAGATCCGAGATATTAATATCAATGAATTGAAAACATATCAATATACTCCACCATCAGTACCTACTGCTGCACCAGTTACTGTAGATATTGGTGTGCCTATTGTTAATATTCCTGGATGTGTTGAGGCACACGAGACAAACAACCCAAAGAATGATCAGGTAAAGTCAGATGACAAGAGAGGACTGGTTACGTTTTGCGATTCTGGCGTCCCTAGTTTTGATGCTATTCAGTATGAACCTGACCAGATGATCATGACTACTCCCGCAGTAGTACCAAAAACTGATACATCTAAACCAACACCAATAGAACCACCAAAGACAGAAACACCTAAGACTCCTGCTGCTACTGCTAAAGTAGATTGCCCTACACCAGGACAGCAAGCAAAGGAACCTGTTGGTACATTAGTAGAAGGATTTAGGAAGAAAGTTATTGCTTATGAATTGGTAGGTAATGAATGTATTCAACGCACAGAAAAAGTCCCACTACCTCAACAGATAGTAGCGGGACTTCCTAGTGGTGGACAAGTAATGCAGGTTGGTGGTATCGCTGTTATCGCGACAAGTTCTGCGTTGCTCGCAAAACCTCTTGCTGATCTTTTGTTAAAAGCGGTGAAACCTGCTGTGAAGAAAGTGATGAAGAAGATTGCTGCCTTACGGGGTAAGAAGCCCCCAGTCCTGAGCGTAAAGGAGCGCCAAGATGAGCAGCGTCAGATGAATGCTGCTGTGAAGGCTCTTCGTTCTGTGTTCCCGAGGAGGAAGAAGAAGGGATAGCATGTACATGTGGGTGTCTATGTCCTGGTGGATTGTTAACTACCACGTCAGCACACACTTTATAATAAGGACTCTTGGGGTGGAAACGAATTCCTTTTAACATCAAATCACCACAATTTTTAAGTCTCGCGATCTCAAAATCTAATCGCTTATTGGCAGTAAGTTGTTCTGTCAATTCAATCTGAGTTCGTGCTGCTTTTTTACATAACTCTTGTAAATTTTTATCTGTAGGTGTACTCCATGTCATAGAGAAACCTACACCTAGACTATAGTTATCCTTTTGTCCTGTTCTTGTCTTCTTTCTGAAGAGAACACGGCCAGGGTTGTCAATAATTCCATCCCCAATTTCAACCCCGTCTTCATCGAAGGCACCAAAGTTATCGCTAACATCATATACTGGGTCCATATAATGTGGTTCGTAAGGTTTAGATGCCGAAGCAGAACCTGTTACGTAGGGGGTGAAGTTTCTAGTGGGACCTTGACACTGAATACCTCCACCATAAGTGTTAGTAATATACGGACCTTGTAAAACCTGAATGGCTTGATTGGTCACTGAGCCAGAGCTATTTGCTACAGGCGCAGCAGTCGCACTCACACCTCCTATCTCCGCATTTGCAGGTAGGGCAGTCGCAATACTTGTTAGACATAAGATTACTGGGAGAAAATACTTGTTGTGTCGGTTATACTTTGAACCTCCGTGGTTCTCTGGATAATCGTGTGATTTGAAAGACCTGGGCCTTGATAAGTTTCTGTAAACTGAAACGCTTGCCCTGGTGTTGTTTGTGTGAATTGGGGTTTGCTGTTTATGCCTGTCCATGTCGAAGTCACTCCATCGATAATTACATTATTAGTACCTGTCCCTGGAGACAGGTTTCCATTTGCTGTGATACCACTTCCTGTAGCAGAGTATTGATACCCTGTGTTATAGTCCATCGAATTGATGGTCTCAGTTATAGTTTGTGTGGTCTCTGTGTGGCTACTCATTGAGCCTTGTGTGAAATTTGGGACTACTGGGACTGCCTTTACAACAGTCCCTTGTAAAGCACCAAGAATTAATCCGAGACCGATTGCTTCTTGTAATCTAGTCATATTTATTCTCAGTCGATAACAGTAATCTCAGAAACAAATTGTCCTGTAGCACTTGTACCAGCTCCACCAGCTGTCACTGTAAGTACACCAGCAGAAGTAACTGTACCTGCTAGACTTCCAGCAGAACCAGCATTGTAAGAAAGAACGGAACCGTAGTTAGGAACTTCTCCTACAGTTGGAGCACTGGTTGGCAAAGCATCAGCCTGTGTATAAGATTGACTAAAACTAAATGCTGCTCCAGCAGTATCTTGAGTGGCAGTAATTGTGCCAGGATTGTATACACCAGAGGTAATAGTACCAGCAGATACAGCACCAGCAGTTGATCCGTCCGTAGTATCAATATTTGAGCCTGAGATACTGAACGAGGAACCAATCCTAGTTGCTTGAGTTCTGGCAGCGTCAACAGTCAGTTGGACAGATGAGGCATGTTTTGATACAATTCCGCCAGCGTTAGCAGCAGTAGCGGTCATCAGTAGCATAGCGAGTGGTAATAACTTTTTCATATCACTCAGATTTGGGATCCATATTTATTTAGTCAGATGTTCAGTGTATGAACTGGCACATCAGTTGCTTGACAAACCTTTATATTTCCTATATACTATCGTAGTAAATCTTTACAAAAGTAAATGACTGTTATCACTGAGGACGGCGGACGCACTAATATGTTCGCAAGAGAACCACGTATGGTGGTTGAAAATTACAACAACCAAGGTCTAGACTCACCTCAACAATATATTGAGAAGTATAACGGTCGTTGGGCTATGATGGGTGTTGTATCGGGCTTGCTTTCTTACGCAATTACTGGTAAACTGTTCTTTGGTATCTTCTGAACCGAATGCGATTTACTCAAGAGGATCTATGGGAACTCATTCATAAACTTGAATGGGACATCCGTAATGATCACATTGCTTTAGAGGTTGGCGGCACTTCAATCTATGAGATTGAGGGTGCTGGTACTAAATGGGCACCACTTAAGGGAACTGTTAAATACAACAAAGATGCCTTCATTGTCATCAAAAACAAATCCCGTGACCCATTCGTACCCAGCAAAGCAAATGCCGAACCCGAACCAACTGTATGAAGACATGCAGAAACTGGATGACATGTATGAAGAACTTATGTGGCATCCAGATGACGAACTACAATTCACCCATGATGGTGAACGCATAATCATCTTAAACAAATCTTTGGAGAAAAACAAATGAAATTCGGATTCACAGAACAGGCAGAAGTTCTCAACTCTCGCCTCGCAATGCTAGGTTTCATCGTTGCTGTTGGAACTTATGCAACCACAGGACAAATCATTCCTGGAGTATGGTGATGGGATTTTTAGTAGCAGCAGTGCTGATGCTTATCCCTATCGCAGCAGTAGCAAAACGATCATGACTTATGATTGGACACTAGTACAAACGTTAATTTTTATCATCACACCTTACTTTCTTATGCTTGCCCTTGCTAGTAATGATGAAGACGATGATGATATGGACGGTGGTATGATGGTTCCTTCATACAATCCTTCCTAAATAAAACTGAATATCGTCGCCGCAAGGGAGAGTCTGGTCAGTATCAGACACCTCCCTTTTTTATTGTCTTTCTTATAAAAGTAATGATTGATACACAAATGTTTCACATTTATGATAAAGAAACAAACAAACCTATCAAGACGTGTATGACAGTTGAAGAACTGGAACAAATGATTGCTAATAGAGAGGTGGATTGGACGCACTGGGAGGTCCAACCATGCTATACTTACAGCAGTTCGGAAGAGGCATCCTACTAAGTTGAGTATAAACACTCATTCCAAACGGTTGACGGATTCCCGAACTTCTGTTATGCTAAATAGGTAAACAAATGTGAAGAAGCATCTTGCTTTCCTAACATATCGACGCCTCACCAAGACTAAACAGCGTCGTTAAATAACAGTCTTTCATACCTACATCGGAGGGTGATGTAGGAATATTTTATCTGTCTGTCCCCCAGACCTTTCATACCCTTTTTCAAAACAATGGCTCAAACTGTTATCTCGCGCCAGCAAGGCGCGTCTACCTGGGAACAATTCTGCTCCTGGGTCACTTCTACAAACAATCGTCTATACGTCGGTTGGTTCGGTGTGTTGATGATCCCAACTCTGTTGGCAGCAACCGTCTGTTTCATCACCGCCTTCGTCGCTGCTCCCCCTGTGGACATCGACGGCATCCGTGAACCCGTCGCTGGTTCACTCATGTACGGTAACAACATCATCTCTGGTGCTGTTGTACCTTCTTCCAACGCAATTGGTCTTCACTTCTATCCCATCTGGGAAGCTGCCTCTCTCGATGAGTGGCTGTACAATGGTGGTCCTTACCAACTCGTCGTATTTCACTTCCTTATTGGCATCTTTTGCTATATGGGTCGTGAGTGGGAACTTTCTTACCGTCTTGGTATGCGCCCTTGGATCTGTGTGGC